TGTAGTGATGTATCAGTCCAAACTAGAATTTGGCCTGCAGATTTTACAGCGCCAACTATTCTTGATCCGTCAGAAATACGCAAAGATCCCGCTTCATTTGTAGAAACTGGAGTATAGTCAGTTGCATCTTCTCTGTCTGAAAATCTTAAAAATAAATCGTCCTGTGTGGTTGAGTCTCCAATTGTTAACTCAGTGCCAAATATCAATAAATGTCTTGTATCTGTTGATACTAAACTAAATCTTGAAGCCGTGGGAGCGTTACTCAAAGCTGTAGCTCTAGTGCTTGCACCCCCTGATGTGTCCCATATAAAAGTACCACCGTTTAAAACAGTAGCTATTAAATCTTCACCAAAATTGTCTAATGACCAATTTCTTGCAGCAACGACAACGCTTGATGTAGATCTTGACGTGTCCCAAGTGCTATCACCCCAAGCAAGTGTACCCCAGCCATAACCATAGGTAGATGTAGCTGGTCCTGTTGTAATTTGATATTTAGCGTTTCCAGATCCACCTCCACCAGATGTAGTGCCAGTGGCATTACTTGAATGTGTAATAGTGTATGTACTAGCAGACGGAACTGTAGTTATCTCAAACTCTTGATTCATGTCTAGGCCGTCTAACGTAGAAAAAGAGTCAAATGTTACAAAATCTCCTACGGATGCTCCATGTGCTGCGTCTGTTACCGTAACTGTTGCTGATCCACTAGACGTGGTAAAAGGGTTTGTTAATGATTCTGTGGATCTAATTGGTGTAATGTCAGTTATGGCCCCCTCAGAATAAAGGTATAGTTTTCTATCGGTTCCTAATGCCAAATACCTAGTGCCGTCTAATGCCACCCATGAATGTGTATCTCTGACAACACCTACCAATACTTTATTTGGATTAGGTAAATTCTTCCAACCACCCCATCTTTCTGGTTTACCGTAGTGAAATCTTACAAAATCTGAATCAACGTATTTTCTTTCGTCTCCAGCTGAGTAAGCTGTGTCCTGTTTGTCAATACCTGGTTGAAACTTTAAATCTACTAATTGCATGCTTTAGTAATAAATTACTTATCGTTTTGAGGCAAGAATTGAGTTCCTACATTGCCTTTAAAAGCATAGTTTCCGTAGTGAGTCATGCCAGATAATATGTCGGCATATATCTTACCACCCATGTTTTGCCATAATCGACAAAAAGCATAATCCTCTGACAAATATCTGCTATTTTCTATCATTGTATCAAAAAAAGCATAATTCCAATCAGATGTTTTGTGATAATCAAACTCTTTGTCATGTGACTGATTTAGGTGCTGATCTGGTGTAAACTTCAAATGTGGGTACATGCCAGCCATTCTTTCAAAGACGTTTCTTTTTATCATCATAAATCCAGTAGCACCGTCAAGCACCTCAATAAATCCGTTTTTTACCTCTATTTTATTAGGATCTTTTACGTTTAAATTATATTGTAATGACGCAGCAGCGAGTTCGTTCTCTGATATTTCTGGTTTATCCTTCACTCTTTTTTTTACTTTAATCCAATCAATTGTTTTTCTTGGATATACCCCACAAACAACGTCTTTATCAAAATCAAGCATTCTTAAAACTGTATTTGGATCAAATGCTATGTCAGCGTCTATGAACATTAAATGAGTGTAATCACCATCCATGAACAGCTGAACTAATGTGTTTCTAGCTCTTGTAATTAGTGACTCATTACCTATTGTTCCAAACTGTAATTCTATTTTTCTTGATGCAGCAATGGCAACCAGTTGCATACAGCTTTTAAAGTAATCAGCTGTTATCATGCCACCATAACAAGGAGTACCTATAAATATTTTATTTTTCATTTTAATAACCTTGTATCGAAAAATTAGATGATATTATTATTCTTTCACCTAGACCTTGATACTCAACATAATGCCAAAGATCTGCAGGAAAGATAACAAGCTTACCGACCTCTGCTTTTTCTTTGTAATAATCATATTCACCAGTGTGGTTGGGTGACAGAAAAGTAGTTTCTCCGTAATTATTTAAATATAGTATACTAGAATAATTTTCTGATATTGATCTGTGATGATGAGGATCGTGTCTAGATCCTTTACCATATATCGCTGTCCAATAATAATTGAGGTTAAATAAAAAGTTATCTTTCTTATATTCTGTTATAATTTTATCTATTAATATTTCATATTCTCTAAACTTTACTGGTTTTTTATAATCTGTAAAATAATTGTCGCTTATTGTTCCGTTATAATAATAACTAACATCTTTAATTTTTTGTTTTTTTTCCATAACCTCATCTAGTAATGGTTTGATTTCATCATTATCAAATCTAAATCTACGTATTATAGTTGGAAATATGTGCTCTTTACTGTGTTGCATAATCTACCTTTAAATATTCTATCTTTCTAACCCATCCTCTGGGTATTGCTATGGCGCCTCCACCATGATTATCATCTTTGTCTATACACCAAGATCTCATAATTACAATCTTATCATCGTTGTTTACAACCATGTATCCTACCTCTTGGCACACGGCCAACGGAGCAGATACAATGTCTTTTATATGAAGCCAGCCTGTTTCCATGTCTTTTGCGTCAAACCACGTTATGCGAACCATGGGAACTTTTTTTATATCGTAGTTTTCCATGCAATTGTGTGCCTATTTTTATAAGAAAGATTTATATTTGCTTTATGCTCTATTGTAGAGTCAAAGACTACTAACCTATTTTTTACATAATCGACGCTATCATTATCTTTAAACATAACCTCACCCTGCCATTCATCCTCCCAATCGTCTGTAAAAAATAATAAGGTTTGCATGCCGTCGTCGGTATGAAACTCACCTTGTGATTGTGGTGGATAACAATTTACATATGAGCGTAATAGCTCATCCGTTTTAGTCATTTTGTTCTTGTTAAAAAGTTTTAAAAGATAGTTATGACTTAACCAATTAGTAGTAATACAATAAAAGAAACCATTCTTAGTTCCAAAAGGATCATTAGATCCATGCACTGTCCACTGAGTTCCTAAAATTTCTTCTTTTATAAAGTTTAACAAATCCTCACTAAGAACATTGTCATAGACTTTAATCATTTATAGGCTGTTTTCTTTTTAAATGTAAATTAAAAGACACCGATCTTCTCTCTTCGTTTTGCGTTCTAAATGGATAGACACCATGTGACAACCAAGAGGGAAATAAAAAAATTGCTCCTACTTCAGGAGTTGCTTGATGTTTGTGTCCACTAAAATGTCCAGCTTGACCACAATGCCAAACTATATCTCCTACACAGGGATAATGATCTTCTCTTGCATATTCTTCTTTTAAGCTAGGTGGCACACGTAGATAAATTACACCTGATAATTCACCTTGGTGTATATGAAAAGGATTAAAGTCTCCAGACCATTGACTCACGGCCCACATTGATTCTATCACCATTGAACCAACAAACTCTGGTGATATGGTGTCACTAGCTGGAGGTATTGATATGTATTGTTTAACTATCTGACCAAAGGCGCCAATAATAGGTTTGAATTTTTCACTTTCAAGATCCTCCATGGGATACCTAACTTCTTGTTTAACATTACCAGCTAAATGCATGGAATGATCGTATTTTTTAGAGAGTTTCTCATCTTCAAACAACTCTGTTGCACGATCATCTAAAATTTTAATCATGTCGTCTGTTAATTTACCTTGTAAAATAGTGGGTCCAAACGGCCTAATTGCATGAAAATTTATCTTGGTTGACATATCTTATTCTCTTTCTTTTTTTTGAGTTGTAATATACCAATAATTTGCCTATAAATATAGAATTAATTGGCTTTTTATTTCAAGCGTAGCCTTCTTGCCATAGACAATCACATAAATTGCATTAAAGGAGATTATGCTAAAAGGATTAAAAGGTATATTAGAAAAGGGTCTACAGATAGCAGCACCTATTATAGGGAACGCAATACTGCCAGGCGGTATTGGAGCTGCGGCAGGATCTGGACTAGCTTCATTATTAGCAGGTAACAAACCACGAGACGCTCTAATGGCTGCAGGGATAGCAGGATTAGGTGCATCAAGATTTGGTTTTGGAAAAGCACCTGTTGGAACATCAAGTCAAGCCATGGGTGCAGATATTCGTGCTGGCAATGAGATGTTAAATTTTAACAGAAGAGCACCAAAAGAAAGTATATTTTCAAGAATAGGAAAATCTTTATTAACTACAGAGGATGGTAAAACGAGACCAACAGCTCTCGGCACAAGTTTAGCTGTAGGTTTACCAGCAATATTAGCTGGTGTTGGTGCAGCGCAAGATGCAAGAAAAGCACAACCTATGGATCCCGCAGATTATCAAAGTGCAGTAGATAGAATGTATGGTGGACAGTTTGCACCACCTCCAGCTGAAAGAAGAATAGGCAATTTAGAACAAAAAATTACAATACCACAAACAACTTTTCAAGGATCACCACCAAGCAGAGCTAATGGTGGTATAATGGGCACTATGAATGAGCCTGTAAGCTACAGTGCTATGGACGGATCACCAACTGGTTTAATGACAATGGCAGAGGGTGGAAAAACATTTCCTAGAAAAACAGGTATGATTACAGGACCTGGTGGGCCAAAAGATGACAAGATACCAGCGATGTTAAGTAATGGTGAATTTGTGTTTACGGCAAAAGCCGTAGACAGAGCAGGTGGACCAAAAGCTATGTATAACATGATGAACAAATTAGACCCAGAGTCTGAAAAACCAAGTGAGAGAGCATAATGGCTAACGGACAACAGACCACGCAAATAGCTAGAGAAGCACCTTTTCTTGAGGATTACAGAAGACGTTTATTAGATTCTGTATTTGGTGGCACGTACACTGAAGCTGATAAAGAGGCAGGTTTAATACCACAGGGTAAAGAAGTTGGTGACAAAAGACCTGGTTTAGCTGACACAAGAGCACCACAATTTCAAAGAGGCATAAGAGAACTAACTAGAGGTGAACAAGCAGGCATAACTGAAGCTCAAAGAGCCTTAGGTATTGATCCCGCTACAGGACAGAGAACTGGTGTAGCATCTTTTGAGCCATTTATTCAAAGAGCAAGTGCTGGATTAGATAGCGCACAAGCTACAACTGCTTTGGGAATACCATCGTTACAGCAAGCACAACAGCAGTTTGATCCTACAACAGCTAACACTCAAGCATTTATGAATCAATATCAAGCTGATGTAACACAAGAAGCACTTAAACAATTAGACGAACAAGCAGCAAAAGCACAAGCTAATTTGGCTACGCAAGCACAAAAAGCAGGAGCTTTTGGTGGTGCTAGATTTGGTGTGCAAGAAGCAGAGCTAGCAAAAAATTTACAGGACATTAAATCAAGAAGAATCTTTGAGGATCTGTCTAGAAACTTTTTACAAGCACAACAGCAGGCGATAGGCACAAGTGAGGCAGCTAGAGCAAGAAATCTACAAGCTGCACCTGTATTTGGTCAATTAGGTGGACAGTCTGCACAGATTGCACAGGGTATTGGTAACATTGGTGCACAACAATTTGGTTTACAACAGCAAGGTATTTCATCTTTACTTGGCACAGGCGGAGTACAAAGAACAAGAGATCAAGCAGTAGAGGACGAGCTATTTAGATTTAGAACAGCAGAGGGATTAGAGCCTAGAACAAGAGTACAGTTTGCTTCTGATATTTTATCAAGAACACCATCTGTACAATCGACGCTCACGCAACAGCCTTTCCCTTACACTAATCCACTCGCGGCCGCTGCTGGTATGGGTGTATCAGCATTAGGTGGCATAGGGGCATTTTTTAATCAGTAACATGTCTAGAGATATATTCGACAGACCAATGTTTGGCACACCAGGCACAGCTGAAAATATTGATAAAACAATAGATCGTGAAGGTAGAGCTGTAAGAAAAGAAGAGGATAGACCTCAAGTAGCTCAAGGCATTTCTTATCCAGCGGCAAGTTTTGGTGCACCTCTTGGAGGTGGTGGTATTAGTGAAGTTCTAGCTTTGACTACACAAGCTGTAGATCCTGCTTTGTATGCAGCGGCTGCTGAAAAACTTTTACCAAGCAAATCAATTCAAGACATTGCAGCAGAGTATGACGAGCTATATGCACCAGAACCAGTAGAAGCACCAAACTATAAGTTTGATAAATACTTAGCTCTTGCAAGACTAGGTGTAAACTTAATGCAGCCAACACCAGGTGGTGCAATCGCGCCAGCTTTAGCTAATGCAGGTGATGCTTTTATTAAAGATCTTGCATCAATATCTGAAAGACAAAGACAAGAAAAAGCAAGACTAAATCAAATAGAATCTGCTCAAGAAAGAGAACGACGTAACTTTATTTTACAATCTGCTCAAGCATCAGACAACGCAGTCAAAGCATTACAAAGTCAATTAATCATGAGTGCTTTTCAGTTTAATCAACAACAAGATACAAGAACAAATGACTATGTAAGAGATTTAAACAAAATGTTTTATCAGTACCAATATACTAATGACACAAATGCTTTGAAAAAACACATGGAGTTACTACAAGATCAATATCAAAAAGATCCAAAAGTTTTATATGATCAAGCTTCTGGCACATTTAGATCAGGGTACATACAAAAGAATGAGCAAGGCGTTCCTATACCTTACTTTCCTGTATTGAAAGATGGTCAGTTTACTTTTGTGCCTAAGGTTGATGCTATTGTTACAAACTTTACACTTAATGACAAAGGAGATTTTGATCCTGGTGCTAAACAAGTCATGGAGTTAGCATCGAAAATTAACAGTGCAAAACAATCTTTAAAATTTATTAGAGACGTACAACAATCTATTATCGAAAACCCAGGCATAGTTGGTTTACCAGGTTTCTTTACACAGTTCACACAAAGTGTTGGATCAACAGCATTTGATATTATGGATGCGCTAAAAGCAAAAGGTGCGTTAGACAGTAAATCTTACGATAAGAACGTAAACAGAATACAAAATTCAGTAATAAGTCACTTAAAAGAAAACTATGTAAAATATAATCAAAGTGGCGACAAAAACGCTAACAACTTTTCTACTGAAAGAGCGCAAGGCACAGATGAATATGAAATATACAGAGAGTC